TTAGCTTGATCTCTTGATTTAAGTCCTGCAAGTTTTTGATTAGTTGTGTGAATGTCTCCGTTGACAACTTCATTAACATACTCCTTATCATTCATATAATGAGCTAACATTCTCAGTTCTAATCCTGATGCATCAACTCCTAGTAAAACATTACCTTCATCAACAGTCCAACAGGCTCTACATTCTTTACCATAAGGACTGCTGATTGAAGGAACTTGAGCCACGTTCGGATGGTTGTGAGACATACGACCAGTAATTGTACCGTTAGGTATTACTGATCCGTGAACTCTCCCATCATTCTCTATAGCATCAAGCCATGACTGAACTTGAGCTATACGTTTCTGATACAACAGGAAGTCAACAATAGGCTGACCAGTTGGTGTAAACCTTTCAGGTTTCCATCCAAACTCAATTAGATACTCACCTATTTGTTTACGAGAACCAAGATTAAATTCCTGTAACTCTTGTCTCATAAATGGTTCATAGTTTCCAGTTGATATACATCTTTCATATTCATCAGCCCTGAGTCCTGACTTAGATAATTCACCATCTTTCTTCAGTTTAGGTATGACTCGTTTAATATCAACCATCCTTGGTTTGAATGTTTTTTGAACTTCGTCTGTAACCTCATTCATCCTAGTTTTAAGTTCAGCTAACAATAGAGTGGCTTGCTTTTCATCAAACTTAAATCCATTGTTTTCCTGATCAATCATAACTCTAGCTACTCTATGTTCCAAGTCTACCGACTCCTCACTGAATCCTTGCTGTTCTTGTAAGAGTCTATGATAGACTAACTCATTTAGTCTGACATCATGACAACAATACTCTAACATTTCAGGAGTAAATACTTCGAAGTCTTCGGGTTGCTCTTGCTTAAAAAAGTTAACACGATAACCCCATGTCTTTAAACTATGTCCGTTCTCTCTGATAGGATTAAATAGACGAGACATAACTAAAGTATCTTCAATATCTTTATTAGATAGGTCCACACCATATAGCTTTTCAATTACTGGTATATCATAACTAAGTATATTATGTCCAATTAAAGTATCAGCTTCATTCAAGAATGCGATACCTTCTTCAATCTTATCCGGACCATACTTATATATTTTACCATCTAATTCTTTTGCCACTAAACAGTGAATAACTGTAGGCTGTAAACCATTACCTTCGATATCAAATACTACTTTAGAACTGTTCATAATCAAATGTCTCCTCTTCTGTTACTTCGAATAGTCTACCAGTCTCATTGTTATAACGCAAGCTACAAGCTAATCCAGTATCACCTGTGTACCTAGATTTAAGCACACGAACTTTTGTAGTATTAGCTTCATCTTCATCTTCAGCCTGTTGATTTCTTTCAAGAGCAATCACACAGTCAGATAGTTGAGCTATGCCTTGAGATCCTTTGAGGTGGCTAAGAGAAACCTCTACACCATTCTCATGTCCTCGATCACCACTAGCTCTACGCAAGTGAGATACTAAGATCATACCTACTCCTGTCTCTTCAACAAGACTACGTAATCTATTCATCAACATATCAATTCCTCTGCGTTCATCACCTTCAGATAATACATTGACTAACATATGTAAATGATCTACCACTACCCATTTACATTCACAACCCACGATAATATATCTAAGCTTAGAAAATATTTCTTCGATATCAGTTGCTCCTAAATGAGCATGGATAAACACCCTACCTTCAGGTATGACTTTATCAAATAACTTTACCAAGTCTTCTTCGGAATAGTTCTTACGTTTCTCTGTTAAGTACAACCTGTCATTTGCTTCGATAGATATAATACCATCAGCAGTACGTAACCAGTTCTCTTCAAGAGCTACAATACCTACGTTATCATCGGTGTGTTTAATGAGCCAATGTTCTAGCTCACGAGTCACACTAGACTTACCTAGTCCTGTACCACCAGTCAAAGTAACTAACTCTCCTTTACGAAGACCGTAAAGTTTTTTGTTTAATCCTTCCCAAGGATACGCAAGACTTTCTTTTTCTTCTCGATGTAACCAGTCATTCCTTTGAGAAGATAACTCCATAATACCTGATGGTGTGTAAGTCTTAGCTTCCCACCACGACGACATGAAATCTTGAAACTTCTTCTGTCTCAACATATCGTTTGCATCTTTGTATCCATTAGGAAATGTCATGATCTTAGCCTTTCCGGGTTTTAATATTCGAGCTACATTCCTTGCGGCTTCCCGTCCTGCTTTATCATTATCAAAGCAAAGAACAACATTATCAAATGATTCTACAAACTCTATGCTTTCTCGTATATCTTTTACAGCACCTGCTGCTCCACGTTTTAACGATACACAAGCCCACTTAGATTGCATCAATTCATAAGCTGCCATTGCATCACATTCACCCTCGGTAATTGTAAGATACTTACCTCCAGTATTTCGAAATAATTGTTCTCCAAACAAACCTGTACCTTCATATGTACCTGATGTTATAAAACCTTTATTTGATATGTACCTTGTTTTAGTACCGACTACTTCATTACCATTGAAGTATGGGTAGATGTGTTCTCTTATACTACCGTCTGAATTATTAACTCTACGAACTCCATATTTCTTAGCTGTACTCTCAGAAATATTTCTATCAGTCAATGGTCCAAACGCACCAGTATAAGAATCTAAAAAAGTATTTTTAGGTTTGTTGTCTATCTCCACAACATTACCCTCCTCTGCATTATCATAATTAGAAAAATGTGTATTGCAACTAAAGCAGTGTGCTGAACCATCTTCATTCAAAGATACAGGGTCAGAACCTCCACATTTAGGACAGGGTAGTTTATGTTTTACAAATTTACTTTGTACACTTTCCATTCTATCTCCTTGTGAAAAAGGCTAGACTCCGAAAAGCCTATATTTAAGAATCGTCAGAAGGTTCCGGTTCTTCCTCCTCTGACGGAGCTTCACTGTTGACGATCTCAACAATCTTATTAGAGAAAAAGTTAATACCTGCTTGAACTTCTTCCAAGTCAAGAGTAAGATTTACTTTCTTCTGATTTAATCGTTGCAGTCTACCAAAGATTCCTTGACCTTCTTCAGGTAGGTCTTCGACATTAATCTGTACATCATCAATAGTGATGAAAGGTTTTTCATTATTCATAACTTCATCATTCATAATTAAAACTCCTCCCCATCCGTAAAGAATTCATCACCATCACCGTTCTTGTATGGTACTAAATCCATTACTTGGACAGCTTGTAAATCTAATCCTACATAAGGACCAAACTTACCTTCACCACTGTATTCATTATATTGAATACGTACCTTAGAGCCATTACCTACAGCTACATTAACTTCTTGCTTGTCGTTATCAAGTAGTCTAGGTGCAGGTCTAATCATTCCATTCGGACCATTTACTTTTCTCTTAATAACAACAGCAGGACCTTCATCGTGCTGTTTTATTTTATGACCCCTAGATGCAAAGTCGTCTGCAACATCTTGATCTACAACAAGATCAACTGTATAGACAGGCTCAAACTTTGTGTTTGGAGTCGTGATGCTTGCCCATTTGGCAATGCCATTTAATATAGCCATATAATTTACCTCCTTTTATTGCTAATTAAATTCATAAAAACTGTGAGAGTTTCGAGCGAACTACTCTCGGAGTTCCAGTATATTGAACCAACTTTCTTTTTATTGGAGATAGAGGGCTTTATACATTGGTTACTCATTAACTTAAACCCTATACTATCATATCTAATATTCATATGCAAGCATTTTTTCTAAAAAATTTTGCATGCCTGATTGTTCATTCACATCTATATAAACATGAAAGACATCTGATGTAGGAAGGTAGTGAACCATATGTCCATCTTTGTTCTCATAGATTTCTTTATAATTATCTGTACAGAAATCGTTCCATTTTTTATATTCGCTTTTTGTAAGTCTATAAAACTCTCTCATTTCTACTCCTTATCTTTTTAAAACCTCCAAAGAACTTTCGTTTTTTGTAGACCTCTATCGTACCATCTGCGTAGTGCACTGTCAAGACTCCATTGTTTGCATGTAAAGCAGTCACTCTATCATGTTCCTGCTGTTGTTCATACAACTTACGAACATCATACTCTGTCATGTGACCACCA